ACCTCAACAAAGGTTGATAAGTCGACCATTTCAAATCCAAGAATTAAAAGAAAAAACCGATATCGGTGGATTAAGGAAATGAAATGGTCGACTTATCAACCTTTGTTGAGGTAACACTAAACGAACACGATGACTTTTTAAAAGTAAGAGAAACACTAACCAGAATTGGTGTATCTTCACGTAAAGAACGGGTTCTATACCAGTCTTGCCACATCTTACACAAACGCGGACAGTATTATATTGTCCACTTTAAAGAATTATTTGCCCTAGATGGAAAACCATCCAGCATCATAGATAACGATATTGAAAGGCGAAACGCAATAGCTAAACTTTTGGAAGAATGGGGTCTAGTTAAGATTGTTAATCCTGACATTATGGTAGACAAGATTGCTCCAATCCATCAAATTAAGATTATATCTTACAAAGAAAAAGATGAATGGGAACTAGTCAGCAAATATAACATTGGAAAGAAATCTCAAGAATGATTGAGGTGAACTATGAAAAAAGCGAAAGAAAAAATTACAGAGTTGAAAAACATCTACACTGGTGAGATTGTTTGCACCAGTAATTTGTATGAGAAAAGAGTGGATAGCACAATGACATTTATTCAAGTTTACAAGCCGGAAGAACCACAAAGAAAATACTTTGTAAACGGTGCGGCCTTCGTAAAGTTGCATAAATAACTGTACCCACCTTAGGGCTGTTTGATGCTACGGTATAAGGCGTCCGTGTAATTACACCTCCGACACGATAGTTTGGACCAGTATAAGGTAAGCTGGAGTTACGCCTTCGGGGTAACATTTTTTAACTTGCTTTTAAAAGGAGAACTTTATGACAACATTAAGATTCACACATCTATACCCTTCCGTTGTTGGCTTTGACCGACTACTTGACACCTTTGATACCATGCTGACGGAAAAACCTACCACTTTCCCTCCACATAACATTGTTAAGGTTGACGATAATAATTATCTCGTTGAACTTGCTGTTGCTGGATTCAATGAAAGTGAAATCACCATTGAAGTGTTGAAGAATACTTTGACAATCAAAGGCGAAAAAAACCTTGATGACACCAGAAACTATCTACATCGTGGTATTGGCACACGTTCGTTTAAGAAAACTGTAACGTTGGCTGATACTGTGCAAGTTGATGGTGCAAGTTTGGATAATGGTGTTCTTACTGTAAAACTAGTCAATATTGTACCAGTTGAAAAACAACCGGTTAAAATTGCTATCAATACAGTAAGTAAACCACAATTACTCCAAGAAAAAGTTTAATTATTACCTGAAAAATCTGCCTTCTTGTGTTATAATAAGCACTTGAAGGCAGAAAGTAAACTATGAAAATTGCTCTAGCATCCGACGTACACCTTGAATTTGGTGAAATATCTTTTGAGAATACCGAGAACGCTGATGTTCTTATTCTCTCTGGAGATATTTGTGTGGCCGCAGACTTGATGGTAAAAGATGATATTGGATTCTTTGATAAAAATGTTCGCTCTGAAAAATATCATAAATTCTTTCAAGAATGTGGTGAAAGATTTCCGCATGTCATTTATATTATGGGGAACCATGAACACTATAACGGTGATTATCGGAACACTATTACAACTTTGCGTGATAGGCTGTCTTATATACGCAATCTCCATATCTTAGACAAAGATACTTTTGTTATTGATGATGTAACATTCATTGGTGGTACTTTGTGGACAGATATGAACAAAGAAGATCCAATCACTCTCATGCAAATGTCGGGTATGATGAATGACTTCCGTTGTGTTCAAAATAGTAATCGGGTAACAACCTTCAAAGATGAAGATGGTAAATTCCATGAACGCAAAAGTCGTTTCACACCAGAAGATGCTGTGGAAGACCATAAACAAATGATGGATTATATTCGCATTATGATTGAAGGCAAGTTTGACCAAAAGTTTGTTGTCGTTGGGCATCATTCACCTAGCAAACAGTCAACACATCCTCGGTATAAAGAAGAAGTGATTATGAATGGTGGTTATAGTTCCGATTTGAATGATTTCATTATGGATCATCCACAAATTAAACTATGGACTCATGGGCATACACATGAAGACTTTGATTACATGATTGGTAGCACAAGAATTGTTTGTAATCCACGTGGTTACATTCGTTACGAAACCCGTGCTGATAGATTTGAACTTAAATTTTTGGAGATTTGATATGAAACCAGGTGCTAATTTTAAAATTAATCGTAGTGTTAAACGCCGTATGGCTACTATCGTTAATTCATTTGAAAGGCATTCGTATAAGAATGCAATGATTCATGCACAACTTGTTGGTAATAAACCTGTTGTGCATGAAAAGAAACAAAAGAATAAAATTGAACAAGTTTAATACCGCTCACATGGAAGCGGCTGAAGTTTACGCTAAGTTATCTTCAGCCCGCCGCTTGAAAGTTGGTTGTGTTATTGTAAAAGATAACACAATCATAGGTATTGGCTACAATGGTATGCCTTCTGGTTGGGATAATAACTGCGAAGATAAAGAATATATGGACCGAACGGCGGGTGGTTGGTTGTCACCTGAAGAAATTAAAGAACAGTGGCCATGGAGTGAACAACAGTTACCAAAAACTGAAGACCTTCCATGGCTTCGTTATAAGTTAAAAACTAAACCTGAAGTGCTTCATGCTGAGACAAACGCACTTGCAAAGGTAGCAAAGTCAACCAATTCAAGTGATGATGCAACATTATACGTGACACATGCGCCGTGTTTAGATTGTGCTAAATTGATTTATCAATCGGGCATTAATAGTGTATTTTATCGTAACACGTATAGAGATAACCAAGGCATTGATTTTTTGATTAAGTGTAATGTCGGAGTGAATAGAATATGAGTAAAATTTATACATCGCAAGTTATTGAAATCTGTGAAAACGGAGATGCAATAATTGAATTGCCTAAAGAACTTATGGAAGATATGGGTTGGAAAACAAACGACCTGTTAGACATTGACTATGTTAATGGCGAACTTATCATTAAAAAGATTGAAGAAACACGTATGAAAAGATACTGGAGAATCTTCAAATCTTTTTTTCAAAAAACTAAATAAAACAACCGCGGGATAGTAAAACGGTATTACGGAGGACTCATAATCCTCAGTTCTTGGTTCGATTCCAGGTCCCGCAACCAATAGGATATATTATGACTGATATGAATAAAGACGTTAATATTTTTATTGACGCATGTGACCAAGTACCATCTCTGGAGAATATTAGTCTCTACCGAAATCTTATTGTAGAAGAATTTTGGGAATTCAAAGATGCTAATCAGAAAGATGATTTGGTAGAAGAATTAGATGCTTGCATGGACATGATTTGGGTGATACTTGGATTTTGTCGTATGCGTGGATTTGATGTTGATGGCGCATGGGCCGAAGTTGCTCGGAGTAATCTATGCAAGATTGATTCTGAGACTGGTAAAGTTATTAAACGTGCTGATGGTAAAGTTATGAAACCTGAAGGATGGACTGCTCCAGTGCTTGCACCTTTTGTTAAACTGTGATATAATATCGTTATGGATGAAGATACAAGAGAAATTCTTTTAATTCTGCAAGAAGAATGTGCAGAAGTCACTCAAGCAATAAGCAAATGTTTTCGTTTCGGTCCTGACCAATTAAAACCTGGTAAAGACAAAACGAACATTCAAATGTTGCAGGAAGAATTGGGTGACCTTCTGGCTATGATTGATTTGCTTGTGAAGAAAGATGTTGGTGTCAATTGGAAAGAATTGATGTTAGCAAAGCAAAACAAATTTTTAAAACTTAAACAATGGAGTAATATTGAAATTGATTAATATCAATACATCAAAACTCGCCTATCAAATGGCAGTTGAAAACAAACTCCAGGCATACAAGTATGACCTGGTTCTTCGTGAATTCGACAACATGGTCGAATTGATTGGTCTAGTTAATGACCCAACCCTAGACATGGCCGACTTCCGCGGTCGTGAAATGTTGTTCCCCAAGAAGTGGGTAACATTGAAAACCTTTTTTGCAGAGGAAAGGGTTAAAGTATGAGTTTAAAACTTATTACTTTCAAAACAAATCAAACCATCATCGGTGATGTTGACCACATCGGTGGTGAGTATGTTGTGAAACAACCTGTACAGGTTATTGTACAGCCAACTAAAGATGGTCCAATGATGGGCTTTTCTCCATTCTTAGATTTCTGTGAAGAATTTAATACGGGTATTAAATTTTTGTCAACAGATATTCTTACTGTAACTACACCAGCGATTGAATTGCAAAATCAATACAATCAAGTCTTCGGTTCTGGTATTCAAATCGCATCATCTATTCCTAAATATTAATGAGTAACTTTTACACTACTGATACTAATTTTTCTTTTATGTTCTTCTGTTAGTCTTCTGCCTTTCAAAGAATCACTGATTTTTTTACGCTGTTCTTGAGAAATAATTTTGCCTTTACCCGCTTCACCAATCTTTCTTTTGTGTTCTTCTGATAGTTTGGCGCCCGATTTTCTCTGAGACATAATATTCTTTGTTTGAATGTTATGTCTCAATCCCGAACAACCATCGCCACCAATTGTATAATTACACAATTGTTTTCCCTCAGATTTATACTTGGTGATTAGTCCTATTTCCACTAAAAATGCAACAGATTCTTCTAAATTTTCAAACAATACTTCTACAGTATAATCCGTTATGGAAGTTATGTTTTTCCAATGTTTATTTCGGCTAGTCTTCTGAATACCTCTTTTTCCTTTGCCTTTTCCGACATAGAAAATTTCTCCAGTATCTTTTCTGCGATGTTGATATATGTAATAAATATTCATGCTGGTGCTCCTATAAGCGTTAGAGTAGGTGGGGGAATTCCCGCTCCGCGACCTACACCATTATTTATAATGAAAGATTAAATGAATTCTAAATTTTACACAAATGTTTTGTGTGTGGGTAATAATATTCTCTATAGGGGAGTTGATGGTGGCCGAAGGGTAAAAATAAAGGTGTCATACACGCCTACAATGTTTTTGCCTTCTAAAAAAGAAACGAAATGGAAAACTCTCCATGGTGAATACCTTGATGAAGTTCCTATGGGTTCAAT